ATTATAATATTTATTGTTTCAAACTATCTGAAACGGTATTTTACAGCGTTTTACAACATGTTGTGCCTTACACCTACACACTACCACATGTAGTGTCCACGATACAGTATACCTAACCCCTCTCAACACAACATATAGAGTACACCTTATAACACCTAAACCCTTATAACATATAGAACATATACAGAATATACATAAGGGAAATATAAGAGAGAATAAGAGGGAGATCAAGAGAAAAGAGAGAGCAAAAAGAGTGGATACGGATTGGCCTTTTTAATTAATTATAAATAATAAGAATTCCAGCCCATTAAGTTTTCTGCTTTTTTCCTTGATTTTAAAGGGATTTGCTGCTATAATCTGGACGTGGACCCTTTTGAGATGATTCTGGTATTCGTGGCGTTGGTGATAATTGCACTGACTAAAGGAGAATAAAATTATAAAAAGAATGAGTTTTCGCTCTAGGGTAAATACAAAAAGTTTTTAAAATAATTGCAGGTCAGGACATATTCGCTAAATAAGAATAAAAAAAAGTAAATAAAGCACCTTGCGGCAGCGGCCAGCGTTGCAGGTCGCACGATATCGCCCAAATAACATGAAACAAAAGAGCAAACTCCAATACCCCGAACCGACAGATTCTTTTCGTGGGTTACTAGGATTAAACAAAACAAAATCAAATAATGCAGGTCAAGATATTTCGCCCGAAATAACAGAATCATTTCAAATAAGTGATAAGCCCAGATCGAAGAAAAAAAATTAAATAAACCCAGCTCAAATAACAAGCCGCAAATAATGTGCGTTAGCGGTAACCTACCACGCCGCCCCAGCAAAGTCAAGCAAAAAAACACAAAAACACAACAAAGAAAAAATCGTCGTAAGTGACTGATTGATAGTGAGTTACGGGGCAGCTGCCGCCCGTGGGCCGTAACTCGCTGATAGTCAACGAGTTACGAGGTTTTTATTTAGTGTATTCCTTTACAGAGAGGCAGTTAAACTCCATTGCCCTTTGATCGGTAGGATCTCCAGCCTCCCCAACCTCGACCAAGTCGATAGCCGCAGCCTCCGAAGAGGCTTCGACTTCAAACTGCAAGCGGTTTACTTCCTCCACTATCACTAAGTAGTTTTTAATCTTCATTTGGTAATGGTTTAAAGTTAAAAGCTGTCAAGTCCTGATACTTCACAACGTAAAGAAGGTATTCCAGCACGGCGTCGTGAAGCTCATCCTCATTTTTAGCGTCAAAGACATCTTTGAACGTCACTTCAACTTTCATCTGGTAACGGCTCCTTTCCATAGTCGAGGTAATGCATATGCTGCCTAGCATATTGGTAAACTTTATTCATGGCCTCCTTAATCTCTTCTCTCTCTAAGTTAGCCTCTGACCAGACTAACTCTCCAAGAGGGTAGTAATCTCTCTCATGGAAGTCTATATCATAAAGGAGTTTAACTTGAGCGTCGCTTACCGCTTCAAACAATTCATTGTATTGTCTGCGTAGCCTATCCTCTCCTGACCCATTCATGTGGATCAAGGGCATCGTGTATTTTTCAATCATAATTTTAGCTTTTTCTGTAGTTAAAGGTGAAGTTGATCCCTCGACCATTGATGCCAAGTTGGGAATTCTAATTTTGGGGCCAATTCTGTGTAACCTAGCTCTGTGAAATGTTCATGTAACTCAATCGCTCCATGCAAGCCCACTTCAAAGAAAACTTTTTTCTTTTCGTCAGTATATTCAAAGCAGCAATCTGCTCTCCCCGTCTCACACTTAGTTACTCTAAATGTTTTAGGGAATACCCCTGTCAATTTAACTGTTGGTGCTTCGTTCATCTTTTCTTTGTTCTTGTTTTCTGTCTGCTTGTTTATGGAACCAAGAGGAACCATATTTGATATTTCTCGACTTAAAGAAGTTATCACAAGCTTCATTCACTTGGTTTGATAGTCTCTTCGGGTAAACCTTGCAATGGCCAGAACCAGTTGCTTGCTTTATAATTTCCCTGTACATCTTGTCAGGCATTCCACTATAAGTAATATTTTTTTGCTGCATTTTTATCTTGTTCTGTAGGTTAAAAGCATTAAGCCAACGAAGAGCAGTAAGAGGTCTAACTCTAGCATGGCTCCACAACAAAACCGGTTTCGTCTTTTTTAGCAAGACCTTTTTCAACTAATCCAACGATCACGCCTTTAGGATCTTTGAAGCGTAGATCATTCTCATCACCATTGACAACGGGGTAACCTAGATAAGTTTTAGGTAGTGAGCCACGGAAGACGACGGCGACGTTGCCTCCTAACTCAAGGATTGTTTTCATTTTGTTATCACTAGTCTCCTCACTGCGAGAAAAGGTAAGATGGTAGTTGTCAGGCATTTTGCCATCAAGCCAAGCCCTCATTCTATAAAACCCTTTAGTGTAATCGTAGAAATTCACATTTGGGAACTCTTCAATCAGATTTGTTTTGCTACCCTTGCGGACATTCTCCCAAGGGATATCGCTTGTAAGATTAAGGCGAAAGCACGGAATCATTTGTTTTTTACCTGCGCTAATGATCGCCTTGGCGATTTCAATCCTTAAGTCTGACATGAAAGCAAAGTTATCCTTAAAGAATCTTTTTGTTTTGTTTATCCTAGAGGTTTGCACGTTACTCATGCAGCCACGGCCCGCAGTATCTAAACAAGCGGCACGACAACCTGCGCTTGACCATTGGCAGACATTGAAGCCGGATTTATTAGCAGGAGAAAGATGGAGACCGAAAGTGCGATATCCTAGAGCTTCCCCCTTGAGAGTTTTGGCATTGCCTTTATTTAGTAGCTTCATAATTACCAAGAGCAAGAGTAAAAGATTTTCTGACCGTCTGCAATTTTAGTCTCTGCAGTATCAACAAAAGAAAGGGTGATTTCTTTCTTGTATTCGTCAAACCTAGAATCATGACCGAAAAAGAAACCTTGTGTTTCTGGCAGTAGGTCGTTTTCTGTGTCATAGCCTAGACTTTTAACATCCTCTGAGGAAAGCTCAAGAGGTCCATATTCCATGTCACCCTTGCCACCCTTTGAAATGTAAAGCTTTTGCATCCAACCGTGCAAGGCGTTGTGTTTTCTCCAGTAGGCGATTTCTTCAGAAGCTTCTTCTGAACCTTTTTTGTAAACGCTGAAAGCGTATTGATCTAATCCCATAGCGGCAAGATTATGGCAGGTTTGGGTTTGGGTGCAAGAGCATTTTTTAATCTTTTTTAATTATTTTTTATTGCTTTAGGCTTGACACGTAAAAACGCTGTAAGTCGTTGATTGATAGGGAGTTACGGGCCGGGGCCGGGCCGTGGGCCGTAAGTCATTGATATACAACGAGTTACAAAGAAAAAGCCCCGCCCCCATGACGGAAGGGACGAGGCTTTGCTTATGTCTACCGAAAATCTAGAGGGCCATCCTGAAAAGTTGGATGAGGCCAATGGCCGTGACTAACCCTGAAAGTACAATCGCACAAGTAAAAACGACATTTTCGAAGAAAGTTCTATCTTGTTGTTTCATAGGAAGGTTGCCCCCCTTGCGGGGGGCGTTATGGGCTATGCAGGTAAAACTAGAGCTGATTCCTTATCCTCCTGAGAGATAATCACTGGTGAGTGATTGGCGAACTTATCAAAGATAGATTGCATCCGCATAGTGCGGTCTGCAAGCTTGGTAAGATCGCCACCCTTGAGATTCTCAGTGATGGAGTTGTAGAGGGTCCAGAGAGAACCACCCTTGAATTCCTCGTGACGAGGGTTGCGAAATTCCTCGACAGCTTTGTAGATGTCACGAGCTGGGAAAGCCTTGGCATCGACCAAGTCAACAATCATAGAGGCGGCATCACGAACTTCGGTCTGCTGGTAAGCGTCAATGCGCTTGCCCATATCCTGCCAGTGGGAAGTGACACGGGCAACGGCTGAAGCCAGAACACGGGGAAGGTCACCCAAAATGTGGGTGGTGTGACGGCGAGCAAGCTTAACATCCGAAGAGAAGCAAAGGTTTTCGCAAACCATCATCTGATTACCCGCAGCGATAGAAGCAGCGAAAGACTTGTCGTGAGCATTACGAAGGCCCAAAACAATGCGGCGATCATCGCCAGTAACATCTTGACCCTTAAGGGCGAACCCTCCGAAGTAGCGAAGGCCACCACGAGCAAGAGCGTGTTCCTCTTCGGTCACCTCAAGACCTGCACGGTTGAGAGTGTCACGAGTCATCTTTACCAAGTGGTGATGCGGGATTGGAGTGTGGGAATCTGTCCCCTCTGGGGTTTGAACTCCAGCAAGTTGCTCCGAATCGACTTTGTTTTTTGCGTAGATAAGCATAATAGTAGTTAGGTTGAAAACGAGAGACCATCTCTCGACAAGCGAATTATGACAGAAAACAGTTTATGTGCAATACCTTTTTAATGTTTTTTTAATGTTTCTTTGTAGCTCAGGATATTTCTTGACAAATAACAAAAACCTCCCACGACAACCACAAATAAGCCAAATAATGCTTGACAGCCCCCACCACCCCAGAGACGAAGTCACAAAAAAACCTCGTAAGTCACTGATACTCAATGAGTTACGAGGCGGGGCCGGGGCGTGGCCCGTAACTCGCTGATACACAACGAGTTACGAGGATTTTATTCTTGCCAACGATTTTGAGCGGCTTCCCAGTGGGAATGCTCAGTCTGGGCAGCTTGCTCCAGACCCTCGGCGTAGAAGTGTCTCCAGATCCCGAAAGCCATCGCCCCGTCTTCAAACATTTCTGGGATCACCCACCCACGGTAAGACCTTGGGCAAGTCATGCTCTCCTGACCTCGGAGTCCTGCCTGATAAGCGAATTCGGATACTTGGTTTTGTGTTGCTGTAGCCATGAGGGATGGTAGCTGAAGAATTAGTTTTTAGCAATAACTATTTTAAAAAAAGGCACAAAAAAAGCCCCCTTTCGGGAGCCTTTAAATGATGAGAAGGAGACTAGACCATCTCCCCCGCCAAACCCTGCGAGAAGTAAAATTCAGAATCGCACTCACGGCAATCCCAATCTCGGTTCCGACGACCCCCACCCGTAGCGTCATCCCACGCCTCCGATTTTGATTTTCCATATCCGAGGTACAAGTCCCCGAAATTGATGGAAGACTGGGCGACGATCACGTAGTATTTAGTAGTGTTGGACATGGGAGAATAGTAGTCGCACAATTAGTTTTTGGCAATACTTTTTTTAATTTATTTTTAATTTATTTTCTTAACAAAAAGCTTGACATAAGAAGTTTGCACAGTAGGGAGAAAAACCTCGTAAGTCACTACTAATCAACGAGTTACGGGCCGGGGCGGGGGCGTCGCCCGTAACTCCTTACTAATCAGTGAGTTACAGCGTTTTATTCGTGTCAAGTAAAAAGTGGCATATTTCTGCGAGGGCTATGCCAGACCCACGATCACTCCTTATTTAACGTCTTACGGATCGCTTAACCGTGTTTATACTCACTTGACGAAATTTTAGTTAGCGGGGGAGAACTCTTTCCCGCAAGTGTTGCGGATTTGCTTAAGCATCTTCGCCCCATCATGGCGGCTGAGCTTTACAAACTCCCACTGATCCCAATCTTTGTTTGCTACCCTGAGATGCAGGGTTGGGTTTCCAGAAGGGTGGATAGTTAGAATTAGATCTCTTGTGCGGTAGTATCGTGTCTTGGTCATAGTGGTATTATAGTGCGGGTTGAGGGCGAATGAAAAGGTTTATTTTGTTTTTCTTGGGGCGGGGGAAGCCCAAGGGCAATCGCTAAAGAAAGGGATTGGTTCTTCCTTGGCGAACTCCTCAGAATTCTTTCTGAACTGAGCTTTGCGCCGATCAATGAGATCTTGAACTTCTTGTGAGCGAGTGGCGGGGTAAGGCTTGTTTTGCTTCATGTGAGAATTATACATTAAAAAACAGTTTAAGAAAAGCTTTTTCTGCTATTATTTCGAATTATTTTTCTTCGACGTATTCAATGACATCGTGATGGAAAGACTCGGCATTCCACACCCCAGCCTGTAAAGAGCCTTCATATTCTTTTCCCTTATAAGAGAACTCTACAAGCCAATCGGCCCACTGATCAGGCCGAAGAGTATCAGCAATTTCAATGAATGTTAGATCGGAGACTAAGGAAGTTTGAATTTCTTTCATGCGTAGATTTTAAGATATTACAGACCAAAAGAAAAGCTTTTTCTACTATAAAACGAAAGTTTTTTATGCGGCTGACAGATTAAGGATCTCTCTCGCCTTCTTCCTCTTGTCTTGGCTGTAGAAGAAAGTAACCATCTTACCGCCTATAGAAGCATAAGAGAAAGCTTTAGAACATTGATAACCGAGCTTTTCAACACGCTTTGAGGTATTCTCCAGAATGAGATCAGCAAACCTGTCGGTGCTATCACCAACTTTTAAACCTTTGATTGTGGACAATGCCCAACGCTTAGCCTTCTCACTAGAAGCGAACTGTCGAGGGAATGCGGAAAAGGTAACTGCGAATTCAATTCTAATCTTTTGTTTCTTCTGTCTGGCAGCAATCTGTCGCTTAACCTCTTCGTTTATGCCCCTATTGAAAGACTCATAAGCTACCTTAAGACCGCAGAAGTCATACCACACGAAAACAAAGTCATACTTAGACTCATCATATTCCAAGGTGGTGATATCCCCACAAACTGCGGTAACTTTGTTTTTGAATCTAGTTGATCTAATTTGATCTTCTATTCTCCAGACTGTCAACTGATCTGTATTCATAGAGATAACATCGCCATACTTAGACAATTCTTTTTCATGCCCTAGGTAACCCTCGCAAAGCGTGATAGTTAAAACCCTTTTGCCTTGCAAGTGTGCTTGCTTCACCTCGTCAGTGATCTGATCTCTGATGATTGATTTTTCTGGCTTCTCTTGGATGGTGGTCATTCCTGTTTCGCTATACATATTGGTGTTGTGTTTGAACTGGGAGAATCCTACCAAAACGGCACACTATAGCAACACAATTTTAAATGTTTTTTTATTATTTTTTATTAGAAAAAGCTTGACAGACTCTTAGATTACAGTATGGGAAAAACCTGCGTAACTCACTATCGTTCAGTGAGTTACGGTTCGGGGCGGGGCCGTCGCCCGTAACTCGTTGATACTCAGTGAGTTACAACGTTTTTTATTTTATTGATTTATTTCTTGACATGGGGAGAACCCGCCCCCCACCACAGGGGACGGGCTATACACACAACACACACTTACAAAAAGAATTTGAAGATGCCAACCCAGCGGCTCCTGACATTTTGGATCCCGGCAACTTGGAGAGTGCGGAACTTGCGCTCGCCCCCGTCATCGAGGTCACGAGTGGCGGCTACAAGGTAACGCTTGTTCATAGCGGAGAAGGCGTCTGTCTCTACGCTCTCCACTAGGAAGTTCCTGATTCCACTCACCTTGACAGTAGATTCGCCAGAGTTGACATAGGTCACGATGCTATTCGTGACAAGCTCCTCCAGCTCTGCGGGAGACATCTTGTAGAAGTTGCGAAGCTTCTGCTTGTCGGACAGGTTATCCCAGAGGATAACAAAAGCGGAGATCAGAGCAATGATGCCGATGATGGCGAAAGCTACTGGTGTGAGGTTAGAAGAGAGGGCTTGCTGGATGGTGTCTAGTATTGTTTGCATAACGGGATTTTAGTTGAACAGGTGGTTGAGGTCAATGCTATTTTTGAATTTTTTTTCGAGATCTTCGGAGTGGTCGATCATCTCCAAGTTGCCAGCGATGACAAGCGTGAAGATGACCCCTGCGATGGTGAGGATAGAGTTCATACTACTTAGAGGATTTGATGAGGAGCTTAGCGATCTTGTTACTGACAGAAAGCATCTTGCGGGTTGGCTGCACGGGAATCCCCTTGAATTCCGAATTGAAACGGTAAGAGAGGAGTTTGCGAGCTTGGGATTTGAGTTCCTTCTGGTATTCTTGTTGCTGTGTCATGTGAGAATTTTAGTTGAATTGTGGGTTGGGTGCAAGCACTAATCGCATCTTTTTTAATTTATTTTTCGATGCTGTGAAACCGGACGGTTTTCCAAACGTGCTTGTTCCCGGTCTTGCTGTCGTGACTCTTGTCAACAACCTTGCACACTGCGAACCCGTCACCAATGCGATCAATGCTCTTGAGGATATACATCCGAACGTTCTGGCTGTTGGAAGTGTGGTAAGTGAACTGCTTATTGGTTAGGCTAGCGATGTTGTCTTTTGTGATCATGCGAGGATTTTACTCCAAGGATCGACTAAACACAAGATCTTTTTTGCATTTTTGTGCGTTATTTTTGCCTAATAGACCCACCCCATTAATTAGAAAAAAAGGTGCTTGACAACTGACAAAGCGGCGGGGGGAGTGAATTCTCATTATATAAACGGCCCCCACCCCATTTAATAAAACGTGGCCGCCGCCAACCAAAGTAAATATATAAAAACCAAAAAAAAAGTGTAACATACTGTATGACATACCGAAATATGCCCGTGTCTGTCGGCGGTGTAAGTATATTGCCAGCCCAGAGCGTATCTGTAGATTACTCTACGAGTTTTGAAGCTAACCGGAAGTTGGGGTCTTCTATTGACCAGAATGACCAGTTGAGGTTTGTGGGCGATGCCCCATGTAGCATAAGTCTATCTTTTGTTTTGTTCGAAGGGTTTGACGAAGCTGCTTATGAATTCCTAAGTGACAATGTTAACTTGACTGGCAGTCTAGGTTACACAGTGGATATCGGGGGGAATTCTTTCTCTAATTCTTTTTTAGATGATTATAGTGTTTCAGTGAGGCCATTTGAGCCTGTGACAGTGAGTGCCAAGTTCACGAGCTATACTCCAAGCACAGCCGCAATTACTTCTGCTAACGAGGAAACATCTTTGAATACGGCATTGGATAGTAATCAAATAGTATATGGACACACATGTTCTGTGTTGGGGAACGGAGGCTCTGTTTTGAATACGGATGTCTTGAGTGACATAAGCTATAAAAAAAATTATAATAGAAGCCCCGTTTATACCTTGGGCGCTTCTGCTGCATCAAGTCATTTGGTGGATGGGGCCGAAGCTGTTATGACTATCGAGTCCACAGGTCTGAACTCTTTGATTAATTATGATGGAACTAAGCTAACATCCTTCTTCACGATAGATCTCTCTGATTCGGCTGGCCAATCTATAACTAATTTTGGTAATATCACCATGCCGAGCGGCAGTTCTGTGACCGCCCAGAGCTATAATGTGGCTGGTGGAGACACTTTAGCTGCGAATGCGACGATTACACATGTAATTCTCTAAAATCAGGTGTAATATAAGTACATATGGCTCGCAAAAAGTCGGAAGAGAAGAAGGTGTCATTTGACATGATGGCAGAGTTTGAGAAATCAATCAAATTCAATAGAAGAAGATTTAGATTTAGCACCAAACAAAAAAAATTCCTAGAAATCATATTAGACCCCGAATCAAAGATTATATTTGTCTCAGGGCCAGCTGGTAGCTCAAAAACGTATATGTCATTGTATGGCATGTTAAAATTGATGGAGGAGAACTTCGATAGGGATATTTTGTATGTCCGAAGTATTGTTGAGAGCGCAGACCGTGGTTTGGGCAGTTTGCCCGGTGATATCACAGAAAAGTTCGATCCGTTCCTAGGACCGCTCCATGATAAGATGGAAGAGATCATTGCGCCCGGAGATGCGACATTTCTCAAGCAAAAGGAAAAAATATCGGCAGTTCCCATAAATTTCTTGCGTGGAGCCAGTTGGCAGAACAAATTAATCTTCGCAGACGAGGCTCAGAACTTTACGCTGAAAGAATTGACCACTTTGATCACCAGAATAGGTGAAGACAGTAAAATTATCATTGGAGGTGACTTTTTTCAGAGTGACATAAACGGAAAGAGCGGGTTTAAGCCTATGTTCGACAAATTCGATGATGATGATGCCAAAGAAATGGGGATTCATACATTTAGTTTCAATGAAGGTGATATTGTCCGTAGCAAGATACTGAAATTCATCATTAAGAGGTTAGAAGAGACAAAATAGGTGTAAGTAGAATTTACTACTTAACTTATTATAATAAAGATAATGAACCATATATTTTGTTTCAACTGTGGGAATAAGATTCAGTACAATCTGTCTAAACCTAATTTCTGCACAAGTTGTGGGACTTCATTAAAGACGGGAGAATCCTCTGCTTCGGTGGCTACACCTACTAAGCCATCCAAAAATACTAAAATTCAATCTCTTTCTGAAGATGAGACAGATGCTGAGTTTGTTCCCGATATTAGCAAGATAGAAGTGGAGACGGAGCAGTACGGAGGTTCATTCACTATAGGTTCTCTGGCAGGAGAGAAAACTCGGCCAGAATTTCAAGGAAGAAACACTTATGATATCGATGAGTTCACTAAGTAATGTCAGAGAAGAAAGTATACGAAGATTTTTCGGATCTGATAAATATTGCTATAAAAAGACAAAGGTCTAGGTGGCGATTAGACGCAGTTAAGTGGTTTGACTTCGAAGATGTGGAACAAGTCATAAAATCTCACATATATGTCAAATGGCACATGTGGGATCAAGAACGACCTATAGAGCCGTGGCTAAATAGAGTTATAACAAACAAAATGTGGAATCTTATAAGAAACCACTACGGTTCTTATGTGAAGCCTTGCGTCTACTGCCAGTATGCCAGAGATAATAACTGTCTGTTCACCCCTACTGGGGATCAAGATACAACTTGCGCCGAATATGCAAAGTGGGCCAAGAAAAAGAAATACGGCTTAGAACTTAAGACCGCAACCTCTATTGAAGAAGCTCAGATTCAAGTCGGGAGTAAAATGGATGATTACATCGACTATGAACATTATTTTAAAAAATTAGACGTGTTTATGAAGAAAAAGTTGTCTGAGCAACATTATACGGCTTACAAGATGATTTTTTTTGAAAAATACACAGAAGAGGAGGTCGCCCTATTTATGGGGTATAAAATAAGCGCCTCTAATGCAAAACTAGGTTATCGACAAGTAAAAAACTTAAAAAGGAAATTCTACGAAGTAGCCTCAAACATAATGAAAGAGCAAGACATTTTTGGACATGAAACTGACAAGTGAGCAAGAAACCTTCTTGAAGGAGAACTCAAGTAAAATATTGGACCTTATCGAACTAACAAAAAAATGTTTCGATGACGATTCCTTAGATGGCCGATCTAAAGAAGGTCGTGCTGTTCGAAAGTTTTTATCAGAGAACGGTATAACTTATAAGACAACTAGGCGCAAACCAGCCAAAAAAATTGAATTCACAGAGCAACAAAAGGAATTCATCATGGGTCAGGCTGAAGATGGGCTTTCTTCGTTGGAGATTGCGAAGTTGATCTTCCCAAACAAAGATATACGGCCACTAAGTAATGAACAACGCCGGGTTCTTTCTTATATACAAGAAACAAACCCGGATTTTCTACCTTCACAAGACGGAGGGGCTGTAAATGATTACACGGCTCCGAAAAGCTCTAGCCGAATTGTAAAAAAAATAAACGATTCAACAGGTATAGGGCTAGATGACTCCAAACTAAACCGTCAAAAACAAATTTGTGTGCATAAATTAGGAATTAATTTAAGTAACAGCCGTTTTTTAAAAATTATCAATAACTATTTGAACAAACAAGACCGTGAGTTGTTTGAGCAGGAGTTTATCCGTCTTACTTGGGATAAGCCTGATTTGACCGCTGACGAGCTTAACCTCTATTTGAATGTCTGTAAAGAGGTTATCAACCTAGAGGTCGTCTCAGCGCATCTGAACAAGCTTAACGAGATGTTTGACGTTGCTGATGACCAGACTGAGATGACTGTCCGGCTAGCAGAGATCATCAAGGCAAAATCACAAGAATATCATCAATGTGAGACCCGCATCGAGAATTTAACGAAAAAGCTCCAAGGAGACCGTGCAGAGCGGATGAAAAAGAATCAAAAAGATCATGCCTCATTTTTGGCTATCGTTCAGATGTTCCAAGAGGAAGAAGAGCGTCAAACCATGATAAAGATGGCTGAGATGCAGAAAAAGATAATTAAAGAGGAGGCCGAACGTTTAGAAGGTATGGCTGAGTGGAAAGCCCGTGTATTAGGAATTAGTCAAGACGATGCAATTTGAATGTAAAGAATGTGGGAAGTTGTTTGGTAGTCAACGCAGTTTACACACCCACCTAAAAGCTCATGACATGTTCATGGGTGAGTACTACGTCAAACACTATCCACGTTATGACAAGTTGACGGATAAGCCTATAGAGTTCAAGAATGTAAAACAATATTTTTCATCCAATTTTAATCGCCCTGCAAACATGTTGAAGTGGTGCGACACAGCGCCCAAACATGAAGCAAAGGAGTTTGTATTGGAGCAACTTAAAAAAAGACTTGAGGAGAAGGAGCTTAGCCTAGCTCCATCTAGTATATATTTAAAAACTGCTAAACTTCCTACCCTTGATATCATCAAGGATTTATTTGGCAGTTATGGTCTTTTATGTAAAGAGCTAGGGGTGGAGCCAGCGTACAAGGAGAAATTGTGCGATGAATTTTTTGAGGATTATAATAATGCAGATATTTGCATCGATACGAGGGAAAACAAACCTTTGAAGTTTACTAACTCCCAAAGCATGAAGTTGGATTTCGGGGACTACACGCTTACACCTAGCACATACACCTTCACACATGTTGAGAGAAAGTCCTTTAATGATTTCGCCACCACTGTAACCAATGGCCATGAAAGGTTCCTGAGGGAGCTTGGTCGTTGTAAAAGTGTTGGATGTTATATGTTTATTGTAGTCGAAACCAATTTCAGCAAACTTGGGAAGACTAATAATTTCGCATACAAAAGATTCAATCTTGATTATGTGTTTAATAAGATGAGGAGTATCGAGGCCCAATACGCTGATTGTTGTCAGTTCGTATTTAGCGGGTCTAGAAAAGACAGTCAGGAGCTTATACCAAAAATTCTTTGTTTAGGAAAGAAATTATGGAGAGTTGATCTACAATACTTTTGGAATAAAATTTTAGAAAAAAATGAGTTGGACAGAGGGGAACCAAAAACTATACAAGAAGTTTCAGAATACAAATCAAGAAATACTTTCAAAAGAAGGTTATATCGAAGAAGGCGAGGCTAAGTTACTTTTATATAAGTTTCTAAGAGAGAACCCATCTTTTACATCTGAATTATTTACAGGTGTAAAGTTATTCCCGTTCCAACATATGGCTATTAAGTCTATGATGGAAACTGATTACTTTTTAGGGATATGGAGTCGAGGCATGAGTAAATCATTCTCCACTGCTGTGTTTGCTATACTAGATGCCATAATGAATCAAGGTGTACAGATTGGGATTATATCGAAATCATTCCGTCAGTCCAAGATGATCTTTAAGAAGATTGAGGATATTGCGAAAAGCCCCAAAGCTGAATTCTTATCTCAATGTATTACAAGGACATCGAAGATGAACGATGAGTGGGTTATGGAGATAGGGACTAGTAGTATTAGAGCCTTACCTCTAGGTGATGGAGAAAAGCTCCGTGGTTTCCGTTTCCAAAGGATGATTATTGATGAGCTTCTTCTTATGCCAGAGAAGATTTACAACGAGGTTATTATGCCATTCCTTTCTGTTGTAGAGAACCCTACTGAAAGACAAGAGGTTTTTGATCTTGAAACAAAAATGATTGAAGAGGGCGAAATGACGGAAGATGAAAGAACCCGTTGGCCAAATAACAAAATTATTGGTTTATCATCGGCATCTTATAAGTTTGAGTACTTGTTCAAGTTATACCAACAATATGAGAACTTAATTATCAATGAAAATAATCAAGATGGCGCTCACCGTGTTATTATGCATTTCAGTTATGATTGTGCGCCCCACAG